CATACATGGCAGGCGGCACCAGGTGCAGCTCGCCCTTCTTGAATTCGATCGAGATGCCGCAGAGCGACGAGATGGTGCGGTTGCGGTTGAGCATGAACTTCATGACGTTCTCCGGTGGTGGGCAGGCATGGAAGAACGGGGCCGAAGCCCCGTCCCTTACGACTCAGGCGATCAGGTCGCCTGGACTTCGTTGGCTCGGCCGTCGACCGTGTAGTCGAGGCGGACCCGGACCTTGCCGGCCGTGGCGTTGGCCACGGTGTAGGCGATGGTCATGCGCACGCTCTGGCCGGTGTTACAGAGCAACGGCGACGTGAGCGTGATCGCCGTACGGGCAGCGGTCTTCATGTCCACCGCGTTAGCCAGCGCGGTCAGCGAGCCGGCGATGCCGACCGAGACCGTGGCGGCCGTCGAGCCAGCGTAAGCCGTTTCGACGATCACCGCGCCACCAGTGAGCACCGCGCCGGGAGGCAGGTTGCCGCCGTCGAAGGTGATCGTGTTGGCGACCGGGCCGGTCAACAGGACTTCGGCCGGATCGGTGGACAGCGCGACCGTCGACCCGAGGGTCTTCTTGGCGCCGTCAGCCGAATCGATGACCCAGTTGTTCCAGTTGAACACGAACTCTTGGGTCAGGCCGTATTGCGCGGTACGCGCAGCGAGAAGTTTGGACATGGTGCTCTCCTTATTGAGCGACGACGCAGGAGATCACGCCGAAATCTTCGACGCTGTTGCTCTCGTAGATCGTGCCGAACTTGGGCTTCAGGAAACCCAGAATCTTGCCGACCGAGATGCCTTGACTGTTGTCGTAGTCGAAGCCCTTCTCGTTCCACTCCGGCGCACCGATGTCGGCCATGCCGAGCGCCTGGGCACCACAGAACAGCACCTGCGAACCCTGCAGGTTCAGGCCCGAGCCGTACATGTTCGTGCCGCTGATGCCGCCCGAGACGTTCGGCACGTGACGGAACTCGTGCAGGTAGATGCCGTCGATCTTCACGCTGGAGCCGGTGAACAACTTGTCATTCTTGTCGGTCTGCAGCGAGTGGCGCAGGTTCAAGTTGTAGTCGTTGTCGGCTTTCAGCTTGGCCATCGCCTGCGGGGTCAGGAAGGCGTGGTACGTCTCCTCGCCGCCGTCGCTGGTCACACCGCGCATGTAGCGGTCCTTGGCGTAGGCCTTGAGCTGGACGAACATCTGCCAGGCTGGGAAGTCGCTCGCGGCGACCGCGCCGGTGTTGACGATCGACGACGAGGTGTTCGAACCCGAGGCCGAGTCCTTCAGCACCTTGTTGACGTTGTCCCAGCGCACCTGGCGCTTGGTCGACGGCACGCTGACGTCGGCGGCGAACTCGAGAAATGGCAGGTCCGAACCGGTGCGGGCCGAACCGTTCGGCTTGGTCGCGAAGCCGCGGCCGCCGAGGGCGCTGAAGGCCATCTGATCGATGCGGTCGGCCAGCCAGTAGGCCAGCACGTCGCGGGAGTTGCCGCGGAACTCGACGACCGACTTCTGGTCGGCCATCTTGCCCTCGTGGCGGTTTGCGTGGCGCAGCTGGTCGATGCGGATGACCTGGTCGAAGGTCTGCATCGCCTCTTCGTTGCCTTCGAGCGTGCGGTCACCGGCCACACCGTCACCGGTCAGGTCGGCCAGCAGCGTGATGACGGCGCGGGCGCCCTTCTCGGACTTCTTGAGTTCGGTGATGTGCTGCACCAGCGAGTTCGGGCCCTTGCCCAGGAACTTGTTGATGAACGACATGTTGCGGGCCTGCTTCCACAGGTCCATGGACCAGATGGTCTTCTGCTCGGAGGTGAGCAGGCTGAAGTTAGTGAGGCTCATGTGAGCTCTCCTTTAGGGTCGAAGTTAGATTCCGGTTCGATGTCGAACCGAGTGCTTCGCCGAATGTCGCTTCGTGCCTGCGAGTGCCCTGCTGTCGTTGAGGGCGATCTACGTTGGTCGAACTGTACTCTAAGTTCGATTCGCGTGTAAAGCGTCGCGCGAATTCTTCGAACTTCGTTCGATGGTGACGTGGCGTGGCAGCGAGGCGAGCCACGTGGCGACGAAGTGCGCCGGGATTCCGCGCGCCGCACGCACGAGCGCCGCCCTGCCCTCGCAGTACGCAAGGCCGAGCGGCGTGAGGCGCCAGCGGCAGCGGCCGTTGGCGACGATGAGGCCGAGCTCCCGAGCCTCCCGAATCGCAGCGCGGTCGGCGTCGCTGCCCGACGCCGGGCCGTGGAGGTGGACCCTCTGCACGAACAGGCGCCAGGCGGACATGGCGTCAGATCACGTCGCCGCGCAGCTTCGCGAGCGTGTTGTCATCGAGCTTCTTGAAGTCCTCGTACGGCATCTTCATGACGTCAGTGCCAGTGACCGCGCCGCCGCCGCTCTTGTCGCTGTCGATGCCGACCTTGCTGCTGCTGGCCGGGGTCTTGCCCACGGCCGCAGCGGTCTTCTCGACCGCTGCGGCCTTGCGCGCCTTCTCGACGGCCTTCGCATCGACGTTCGGCGTAACCTCGACGGCTTTCTCCTGCGCCTTCGTCTCGGGCGGCATGATCAGCTTCACGGCCTTCTGCAGCGCCGCGCTCGGGGTGTAGCCCTTGGTCTCGTAGGCTTCCTTGAGCTCGAGGACTTCGGCGACCTTGTCGCCATCGAACGCGTCGTTGCCGACCTGCAGTGCCGGGTACTGGGCCTCCAGGCGCTCGACGGTGGTGTCGAAGCGCACGCGCTCGACGGCGCGGGCTTCGGCAGCCTGCTCACGCACTTCAGACGACTTTTCGATGATGGCGCGCTCGGTGCGCCGGATCTTCGACATCACGGCGGCGGCCTTCTCGGTCTCGCCGTCGGTCAGGAGCTTGGCGTACTCCTTCTCCATGGTCAGCACGGAGTCTTCGGCGGCCGTGAGCTCGACGTTCAGGTCGGCGATCTTGCCGCCCTGCCTGTACTGGGCCAGTTCGACCTCCAGCGCCTCGCGGCGGCCGCGCTCCTTGTCGAGGATTTCCTTGTGCCGAGCGGCCGGGATGCGCGAATCCTTACCCTTGGGCTTGTCTTCGACCTTCCCGTCGACCTTCTCGCCGTCGGCGGGCTCGTCGACGACCTTTTCGACCTTCTCAGTGGCGATTTCCGCTTCGAGCGCGTCGGCCGCGGCCACGTCGGCCGCTTTCGGCTCGATCTTTGTCTCGACGGCGTCGGGGCCGGTCGGAACAAAGTCGTCGCCACGGTCGGCACCGCCGCTGTCGCCGTCAGGGTCCATGAAGCGGAAGAATTTCTTGAGGTACATCGCTATCTCCGGTCGGTTGGTGGAACTTCAGGGCTGGTGGAACGAAACCTTGCCTTTGGACGCGGCTTTTGCCTCCTGCTGGCGGGCCACGACGCGCTCCTGGGCCTGCGCCTGCGCAGCCTGTTGCTGCTTGACCTGCTGGTCTTGGGCCTTCATGCGCAGGCCGGCGTAGTCGAGCTCTTTCTTGTGGTCGAACTCGCGTTCCTTCAGGTCCATGCCGTGCGTCGCTTCGGCGACCTTCACGGCGCTGTCGGTGCCGTCATCGGCCGGCCCGCCTTTGAGCTCGGTCTGGGTCTTGGCCATGGTCTCCTGCGTCTTCGCCTGCTTCAGGCCGGCGTCGGCGTGCTTCACGGCGGCTTCGCCCTGCGTCTTGGCGACTTCGGCGTCCTGCAGCGCCTGCTGCGTGGCGGCCTGACGCTGGGCCTGCTCGCTGTTCGCTTCCTGCTGCATCTGCTCGAGGATTTCGGCCTTGTCGATCAGGCGGCTGGCCTTGATGAGCACGGCGTCGGGGATCTTCACGCCGAGCTCGCGCAGCGCGACGGCCTGGTCGAACTGGGAATCTTCCAGCGTCTCTTTGTGCGGCACGGAGGTGATGACCACGCCGTACTCGCCCAGCATCAGGTCGTTGATGACCTCGCCGGTGGCCGGGTCGACCTGGTTGATGGCCACGTCTTCGGTGGCGCCGGTCATCTGGTCGGTGGTGATGGTCAGGATGCGCGGCTCGGTGTAGAACTCCTGCACCAGGTCGAGCGTGTTGCGGGCGATGAAGTAGTCGGTACGCACCAGGTTGTCGAGCGGCTTGACGAGATTCGTGCTTCCCGACTTTTTCTTTTCCTGGATCGCCTTGGCGGCGACGTCTTCGCGGTCGAAGCCCTGCATCGAGTCGGACACGCCGGAGATGCTTTTGATCGACTCCTCGGCCTTGAAGCTCATCCGGTCCAGGCCCTGCGGCGTGGCGTTCGGCGTGATCTTCTCGGCGCCCTCCATGTCGCTCATCTCCATGACGAGGCCGGTCTGCGAGCCGCGCTGCTCGAGCTCCTCCATCGTCATGTTCAGCAGCGTGCCGGCCTTGATCTTCCAGCCGCTATTGGCGGTGGTGTTCAGGACGTGCAGCTCCTGGCTCGTGACTTTGTTCAGCAGCTCCTGCGGGCCGGTGAGGTTCTCGACCAGGCCGATTGTGGTGCCGCGCCGGAAGTGCGGGAAGTACGGCACGACCGTCAGGTGCTTGTAGGGGCTCCACTCGTCGTGCAGCACG